TCTAATGCGTTCATGCTATCCACCAATAAGGTTTCTGTTGTTCCCAAGGTGCGAACTGACCCATCATGCTAGGCCATTGCCTTTGCCCACCACCAGCTACTACAGCAGGAGCCTGACCTATATCCTCGCCTCTCATGCTTTCCATCATGGACATAAGAAATGCTTGCTCCATAAGATCCATCTCTTTTTTTGGCTTGTCTTCAGTAATTTTAGGGACATATGACTGCGGTTTTGTTTCCATAAACCTTTGTTTACCAGACAAGATTGCAGAAGTATCTATATCTTCTGTGATTGGTCCATAGTCAACCCGAGGCTGTTGTGCTTCTTCTTCTAATCTTACCTCACGTTCTTCAGTGGTCTGCTTAAGATTGGCTACTTGCGTAGCCAACCAATCCGCATATCTTATTGCATCCTCTTTAGTATTGGCCCAAGTCTCGTCCCACAAATTCCTTCCTGCTGACATAAGCCAAGGATAATCAATATCCCTTCTTTGGGGTGCCAAGTTATTATATATATATTCGTCCATAATAGCCCCCTACATTCCCATGATTGCTTTAGTTATTAAGGTTGACAATACTGCCTCACCTGGATCTGTACCGCCCGGACCTCTGGCTGTGGTCATGCCACCGTAATCACCATGAATACCAGCAAGATAGGATTGCAATGCTTGAGTTGGTTGTGCACTCTCGTACTCGTACCTAGCAACATCTCTATTAAGAGCTGCCTGTTCCATAGCTCTCTGCTCTCCACCAAGCTGCGCTGCCTGACCATACACGCCAAATGGAGCACTAAGCATTCCTGGGTACAATCCTAATGCAGATTGAGCCCCTTGTAATCCTTGTAAACCATAGCCCATACCAAACTGTTGTTGACCTACACCCATCTGTGCTGCTGGCATACGACCTGCTTGTGCCTGTTGATATGCGCCACCATATAATCCTGCTAAATTCTGAGCTAATGCTTTCTGTCCTGCACTGGCTACATTAGCTGCAAATATATCACCTCTTGATCCTCCGCCGGGCTGATAAGCTATTGTGCCTTGTCTTACATTAGCTAAGCCTTCAGCTACTTGATCTTCAAACTGTCCTCTATATGCGTCAGCCATCATTCCAAAGTGACCACTGTCATAGTCTACATCTCCTCTAAGCATCTGAGAATACTGGTCGTCTTCAAACGGGAGAACGCTGGAATATGGCATTCCAGGAGATCCTAGCGCTCCTGATGCTCCACCTATATTCATAGCGCCTCTGGTAAAGGGTAGAATATCACCTAAATAAGAGGCTTCAGACTCCTGCATTAAGTCTGTTCCTCTACCACCCATACCAAACTCATACGCTCTTGACATTGCATCTTGCTGATTAGGATCAAACCCCATAAGCCCAGGAGCTACCATTCTTCCACTAGCGTCCCATGCCTGTGCCTGTTCGCCCATCGTACCAGGAGCACCATAAAAAGAAGGACTAAATAGATTCCCAGTATAAGCGTCTTCTACCCTTGCCATTCCTTCTCTAAGGTAGTCTTGTTGCGGCTCCCAGGGATCAGTACGAGTATAAGTTGTTTGTGTTCCACCTGCCATAATCTTTCTCCGCTATAACTACTGTAAATTGAACCAATCCACATCTTCAGGTATCTCAGAAGTGGGCATCTGAGTTCGACCAACTAAAATTTGATCTAAGCCTCTACCTTCTTCATCTTCACGATAGTCAAAAGGATCTAGAAGACTAGAGTAATGTGGGTATAAATCAGGATTCGTTGTGTAGGTAGGCCAAACTTGAGGCGTCCACCCCGCTCCCGGATCAACATCTGTTGGTAGATATCTTGCATCCTCCCCAGTATTACCCCCACCTTGATATGGATTACCCCAATGGTAGATAGGATAAACCCATGAGTGACCTGCATCTGGTAAATCTCTAGTATCATCCTCACCAGTTTTGGTTCTTAAATAAGAGGGTAAACCACCTTTATCACTAGCAAGTCTATAAGAAGGGTTTATTAGTGCTGTCAACCATTCTGGAGTAGGGGTTACTTGTGGTGCCATCCAATTAACATCGGGAGGAGTCCAATCTAATAGACTATCCCCATGACCTGTGTACATCTCCTGAGTTAAACCTGGTGCTAGTCTTGCCATTATTGAATCCTCTGCTTTAAATCTTTAGTTATAACCATATATGAATGTTTCCAATCTTTTAGTTTCCTTACCATACCCTTTCTAGTCCATGCCTCTAATGCAGTACAGCCAGTTTTCAAGGCGAAGCCCTCTATCATATCTAGGAACATGTACCATTTGTCTAAACCGCTACCGTCCTTTCCACCTAGAGTAATAACTCTTAACACTCTCTTTCTTGGGTAAGATATAACCTGTGTTATCATTGCTGCGATTACTTCACCATGCTCCATTGCTATCCATAATTGCATAGCGTTGTTCATTAACTGCTCATACACATCACTGGAGATTAACTCACCTTCAGAATGCTTTAAGGCTATATCAATTAATGATTCACACTCATCCCATACAAGGTCAATATCATCTTCGTTTACTAATACAACCTTAACCGAGCTGAACCCAAGATCCCGGACTTCCTTTTCTGAAATAGTAGACCCCTTCCCCGCTTCCCGGGTTCCAATTTGTCCCGTCGGCGTACCTGACGTCACCTTCTCTTGGTCTTTGCGGTTCGGCATGTGTCCTCTCTAATCTGAATGTTGCCTGATTGTATATGATATCACCTAATCTCTGAAGCTCATTGATAAGATAGATTCCTAGATCTTCTTTGTCTAATGGTAATGGCCCCGGTGTATAATGAGTGACAGACTTTACTACTCTGTCTGAATATGTAGCCATTAGTAAGCTCTGCTTCCTCTGTCCCCAGCATTCTTAACATCCAATGTATAGCCATCAAGTCTCCAAGTCTGATCTCCTGTAGATTCAAACTTGACACCTATATACTTTCCTGTTACATTAAAGGATGCTTTAGATTGTGTGGCTGGATTAAAAACTACTGGCCCCTCCCATGTGATAGCCTCTTCTGTAGACATCTGATGTCCTACATAAACATTAAGAGTAGAGTCAGTAGATGCAGACATCATTGGATATACCGCAGTTACTCTCTTAACCATGTTCTGATTAGGTTGACCTTGAGCATCTATGGTTAATCCTGTCCTCTGCACGTAACTGGTCATATCAGCGGTGTCAGACTTATTGCCAGCATTATCTCTATATATCTTAGTATTAGTCGGAGAAGCCATATTTAAGCTCTTGCCAGCTAAGTTAAAGTAAGATGTAGAAGCAGACTGATTCCAGTTTAAAGTGTCAGTAGCCCATGTGGATGTTGCTGCGTTCCATGACCCAGGAGCTAGAGGATTACCCTCTGTACCAAATTCAATGAAACCAACATTAGGAAGCTCGCGTAGAGCAAAAGTATTATTGCTCCAATTCCAAATAAGAGCCTTATCACACTGGGCATTAGTAACATTAGCTGACGATACATAACAAGCCCACATCTCTGTTTTATTGTAGTCAGCCGTAACAAAACATTTCTCAAATTCATCACCATTAATGTCATTAAATATAAAGTCTCTCATCTGATGAGGTAAAATAGATGTGAGTTTATCTCCACTATTAATATACATATCTCCATATGCCATTACAAAGTGACCACCATCAAATTCTCTAATACAGTTCTTTGAAAGAGCGCCAACATTTGGAGATAGCTGGGTGAATGAAAAAATAAAAGGATTACCCACATAACTCATCTTATAAGTAGAGTATTGTTTGTAGATCATAAATTCACCACGTAATGGCAAACCGTCTACTATAGTACCTTTGCTGTCTTCTATGGCATACTCACCAGCGTCTACTGTAGCCAGAGTCTCATCCCATGAGACAGGCACAGCCTGTGTTGCTGCTGCTGTAGACCACTTAACAAGGCTCGTATAGGGTACACTTGACTTCGTTACATTCAAGGCTATCAAGAAGGACTTAAACGCTCTTAATGACTTACACTCTGTGCTGGCGGGCCAGTAAGTGAGGTCAGCCATCTTAGTTGCAACCGCAGGAATACCAGCGGTTAATGCCCAGAACTGTGGGTCATCATAACCATTACTCATTACTAGTATGCCACCTAAAACTGTGGATGTCCAGTTCTCTCTAGC